GTATAAGCGTCTCCCGTTACCGCTCCAACTACTATGCTGTCCTGGAGGTCCGTTGACGTGATACGCAGATACCCGCTTGCACTTGACGCCGTTGCGCCGGTTAGCGAAGCAATGTCCGTAACAACCTGAGCAATGGTCCTTGAACCAGGAGTGAGAGTGAACGTCTGTGCTAATCCGCTCCCAATGGTCAGTTTTACCTTATCAAGAGGAGCCGTTATCGCATAGACCGCCGCTGTAAGACCTGTCTCCGTATATGCGTCACCCGTTACGGCTTCCACTTCGAGCCTGTCCGTCACGAGGTCCGCAGTCAACACGAGGTGTCCATCAACGTCCACGCTGGCCGTGAGGTCAGTCGTTCCTGCGTTTATGTCGGTCGCAACCTGCGCCATGGTTCGTGAGCCGGGCGTAAGCGTCACCGTCTGCGAAGCGCCGGACCCCACAGTCACCTTGATCTTGTCAACAGGAGCCGTTACGGCATAGACCGCAGCGGTGAGACCAAGGAGGGTATAGGCGTCATTTGCGACGGCCTCCACCTCAAGCGCATCAGTCACAAGGTCCGCAGTCAGCACCAAATGGCCCGTTCCATCAACACTCGCCGTTAGGTCGGTGGTCTGCGCATTGATCTCCGATGCCACAGTGGCCATCGTCACGTCAACGCCTGCGGTCAACGTCACCGTTTGACTTACACCTGCACCAACCTTGAGTTTCAGTGCGTCACTGGTGTTAAGCACAACAGTATGAACGCCGGTCGTGGTTCCTGTATGCGTGCCCGCAGCGGCCGCAACATAAGTCTTATTGCCGGTGGTGGAGCCGGTGTGCGTCCCCGCTGCTGCGGCTACGATAACAAACGGCCCGGTCTGTGAACCAGTCACCACAGCATATACCTGCGCCGTATAACTGGTCGCCTCGCCGGTCGCTCCCCACACATAAGGCCCAAGCGCAACAGCACTCGAAGCCTCCCTATCATCTCGTCTTTCACGGAACCTTGTTGCTACCGTACACGTTGCTTCACCATCAGTATGCGACACCACTGTTCCAAGAAGCATCGGAGACGCCTCACTGGAGATGGCCGCAGCGGTGAGGTCATTCGACAACACCAACACGTCGTCAATCTCAACGGTAGTGGGACAGGCTACGCTTATGGCAAGAGGTTTCTCTAGCGCTTGTTTCATATCCTTCCCCTAAAGTTCCAGAGTTTCAATCACAACATCTCCTGCGCTTGCAGAAGTTATGGCGAGGCCCGCAATGGCCGACGGGTCATGGGTATTCGAGTCGTATGCGATTGCCTTGCCCGCAGCGTTCCAAACGAAAGGACCCACAGCGATTGCAGCGCCGGAAAGCCTATCATCACGTCGCTCTCGATACCTTGTTTCAACTGTGCAATATGCAGCGGCATCGGTATGAGCGCACACGGTCCCCACCTTAGTAGTCTGTCCGGCTCCCGATATAGCCGCCACCGTCCCGGATGACGCTATCACCACCACATCCCCTACTTCAATCGACGTGGGGCAGATGAATTCGACCGCCAACACATCGGATAATCTCTGTTTCATTATTTACCCCCTGCAAACATGCGCTTGGCGCTCGATGCAATATCGGGATCGCCGGTAAAAGCCTTTGGCGCATCAACCTTCGGGATTTCTTCCGCTATGCTTGACCTGTTAACCGCAAATCTGGTTTCCGCCCTGTCTTTGTATTCCTCAAGTTGTTCAAGCACAAAGTCCAAATCCTGAGACTCTGCAATCCGCTTTCTCAGCTTCAGCGTGTGCGCAGGCATCTCAGCCTCTTCAGGGTTAACTTTTGCGGCGTCAAACCACTTCACCGCTTCCGCCCTCTGGAATTCGAGGTAGTCTTTCCCGTGTTTTGCGTTTGCAATAGCTTCAGGCAAGCGTCGCATCACATCTTCAACGCTCAACACCTCACCTGAGATTAGCGCCCCTACGGCCAACACCTCTTGCACTAGGCTATTGTAAAGCTCGCTGTTCGCCCATCCAGACTGGAGCCTCGCAACAACCTTGTCAACCACATCGTGCGGGAGGTCATTCCCTGCGCCGAGCGCAACCTCAAGTCGCGCTGCTTTGCATACGGCCCCCCACGCCTCCAACATACGGTCGTCGTTCATTTCTTTACCCTCGCGAGTAGTATGCTTTGCGGCCATGGAATCGGCCCGCCTCCCGGCGTTTTGGTCGGCTCCGGCTCCGCAAGGAACCATTGCCATGTGCCGAACCGCAGTAATACGCTCAAGTAACCATCTTACCTTTTCCCCTTCAACAATCTCCCCCTGAGACGATACAAACTTATCAATGTGCATCTTCTCATGAGACCGTCGCATCTCAGCCATAACCCCAATGGAACCGGATCGCAGTAAGCCCATTTGAAGGCCCTTGGCGGCCCTTGGGTCATAACTTGGATCAACAACAAGGTTTCCGTTTATCCCCGGAGGTATATCCGCAGAATTTTCCCATGATGCGCTGTCTATGAAACCCACCACATCCTTCACATCACTGGAATGGTTCCACATAAGGTCAGGCTTAGAAGAGTTTATCATAGCCACGGAAGCGGCAAGCGCCTTCCCCTCGTCATGTCCATAGTCTACAAGCTGGGGATAGAAAAAATCGGTCGTAGGCCATGCCTCCACCGCTGATATAAGTCGCCACTTTTGACGCACCAGCCCGTCTATGACAGGCTCTGGAGAATCCTCGGCCTCTTCCGCATCAACAGTCACGTCTTTCTTATTGCCTATATAGATTTCGCCCGTCTCAGTCCTCGGCCCCGTCGATACGATATGCTCAATCGCGAAGACTAAGCGCCCTGAGTCGTCCGTCCTGTGTTTTAATTCGTGTGACTTCATCAACATCAACTCCCCTTGTTGGAACAAAATTTATGTTCCATATCCGAGTAGCGTGCCGCTCTTTGTGATACCGTCCAGTCTCACGACTGAAAGACGCCACATAAGCGCCGGCCTCAATATTCTTCTCTTCGTGACCCAACAGCTTCCTGGCCTCTTCAGGCGTAATAACCCCCGCTTCCATCTGAGCAAGTATCGCCTGCGCCCGCACATAAGCGCTCTGTGAGTCCTTGAACTCGTCAACACTGGCGTTTTCTTTAAGGCCGATGGTTACGCCTATGTCCCCCATGCCGTGCAACGCCAAGTTTAGCCTATGACCATGCTCCAATACCTTACGTAATCCCATTTGGAATGTGCGCAATGACTGGACCATTTCTTCATACACAATCTTCGCAAAAGTCTCAGTCGTATTGAAATTCCATCCAAAAAACACAGGGTCTCTCTGCAACGCTGCAAAAAGACCCTGCAATACCAACTGGAGGATGTCCTTTGCGCCCTGTGCGCCCGCCTGTGTGTTCTGGAAAGTAAATTTTATGTTTGAGTAGGCGACACCAAGACCTGAGTTAAGGTTATCGTTCACCGTCTCTGCAATGTTATCAAGATAAGACTGACACTTCACGTCATACGCATTCTGCGTTTCCCCAGGCTCACGAGGAGGAGGCTGCACCTCGGCAAGTAATACGCCAAGCGCCGATACCTTATCCATCCAACTCTTGATCTGGCCAAATATCTTGCGATGCTCTGCACAGCTTTCCAGCGCTGCAATGAGAGGAGGAACAGGGTAGGGGGATGTCTCACGAAGAACCAAACCATAGTACACGGTCTGGATCATGTTCAGAGGTTTCCAGTCAACTCCGCTTATCTGTCCTAGCTCGATGTTCCCCTTATCGTCCTTATAACGGAACCGCAAACTTTTAATAGGAACACAAAAAGCTCGCTCAATGCGAGTAAAGCCTCTATCAGGGACCCACTCAAAACACGACCCTCCCGCACGAGCAAGCTGATTAAGGACACTGTTCGCTACGCCATCCATACCGCCTGCAAAGGGGAAACACCTAGCCGATAACGCATTGGCTACTTCAAGCGCCTCGTCTGCACGAGCCTCATTGTCTGCGGTGATGTAAATTTTATGTCCAGGATTTCCGAGACTTACGGTGGTATGAATATATTTTGAAACGTAGGGGTCTATAAGGGAAAGGTTGTCGATGAGAGCATAATACTGGAATGGAAAAACGGCAGGTATATGGTCAAATACGCCAAGATTGTGAGAGCTTTTCACAAACTCGTCGTCTTGCGATACCCGTGTTGTTACCCTTGGATAGCCTGCTATCGGCTTCGTCCTTGGTCTTCCAAAGACCCCCTTTATCTTATCAAAGAGGCTCAACTTTTCTCCGTCTTGCCTACTCTTCCACGCCCAAAAATAGGCATAACCATTGGACCGCTCACTGTCCCAAACTCAAACGCCGCAATGGACGCCGAGTTAAGAGCCATCCCATAATGGTTCTCGATGTTCGCACCACCTAGATAGATTCTCTTCACACCGCCATCTTCTAGGTATTCATAGCGAACAATAAGTTTCTTCAAGTGTCTTCTCACGTCTTCAAGGACAGACAGCATGTCACTTGAAACGGCAGACCTCGAAGGCATGATTATAACACCGTTTTCCAGCTTGTCAATCATTGCGTCAAGGGATTCGGTTCTGTCAACATTTATTACCTCAACAGTCTTATCCTCCTCAAATACTTCTTGCTTCTTTACCATAGCTCCTTGCTTAAAATACTGGATAGACACTCGTCCTCGATGCTTCTGTGCAAACATCTTGGCGCTGTGCTTATTTGGCAAGGCGTCAATAACACAATAATGAACCCCGAACCTCTCCATAAGAGCGCTGAGGGTATCCCACGACTCCGTTTCAGTAAAATATACGGCCTTGAACACATTACCGCTGCGAATACCCACGGCTATTGTAAGCACGTCCCCCTGGTCAACGCCCATATATGCGCCGGTCTCATGCTGAGAGATTGAATATCCTCCCTCACATCTATCAAGTAACTCATCCGTAACCCTGGCTGCGCCGCCACCATAAGGGAACCCAAGTATGGAAATCTGAAACCTGCCCATTTTGGCCATAGATTTACGTGCGTCGTTATACTCGGCCATAACCTTGGTTGCATAATTGGGATAACCTGGAGCCTTGATTTGCGTATAGAGCTGCGACAGGTGATACCCTCTCCGCATACGTGCAGGCTGGTGAGCCACCCATACGCCGTTCTTCATGATCAGTTTCTTTTGGCATCGACTACACCCACGGTAATGCGTTGCTCCAGGTGGGAACTTACTCGCCTTCTGGTTTGTGATGGGAATAAGGTTATTGGGGAAATCCAGTTCCATACAGTTTTCGTGACCACATCCATCACACACTAGGTGCCAGTAATGTTGGTCTGTTGCTGAAAACTCAGCATCAATGCCATGACCGGGGACATTAGGCTGAGATAAGGCATGGACCCATTGAAGGTCTGAGTGCATAATACGGTCATGCGCAAGCGCACGATGCTCGTCTTTCATTTCAGACACTTCGTCGAGGATTACGAAATCCGCATCCACGCTAAGGGCCTTTCCGCGCGAGAACAAACCTCTAAAGTAAATGCTCCCGTCTCCGATCTGTTTTAAGCCAACATTATTAATATCTTGGACCCGTGTTTTAAGGTAAGGCGAATTACGAAGCATAGGCGTGCATCTATCATTTGAGAAGTCAGACACGGATGAGTCGTCAGGAAAGAAGTAAATCGACTTCTTACCAAGGCTCTCCGCCACATATATTGACTTGAGAAGCACCAGCGTTGAGATCGCAACCTGCGCCGCCTTGAGAAATGTCTGGTCAGGGGAAGGGTCTTTTATTATCTGTTCCAAATACTCATGTCGATACGTTGAATAAGGCTTACCCCTTAGCACAATGGAGGCCCTTCGTAACCATTGGTCAAAAGCCAAACCCGGAGGGAGCTTGCCCAATGCAAGGCTTTTTGTGTTCAGCACGTTTGTTATGAAATCCATTGTTCCTGCTCCATTCCTTCGCCGGGATCAGTAGCCTCTACAAGATATGCAGACTCTTCGATCATTTTGGTCAATTCGATTACCAGTTCGGGGCGTGAGGGTAACTGTTTTTGAACCTGAGTAGTAACCTCAACGATGGCTTGTTTTACCGCCCTGCGCTGCATGACCATACCCGACTCACGCAGCAACTTCATGCGCTCCAGGCTGCATTTAGCTCCCAACAGCGTTGAGATTGCCTTTACAATAGAGCCAATGTTGGTAACCTCGTCCTTGCTCTCGTCAAACCTGCGAAGCACCATCATCATTTTTTGCATGGCCAGAGCAATAATCTGTTCCTCTGGTGGAACCTTGTATGGCTGGTCCTCAACCTCGTCGGTAGAGAATTGGCCCCATTGTTCCTCGCACTCACGAAGCAATGTCCGCTTCTGCATCTTGAGGCCATACTCACGCATAATATCCATAGCCTGAGACACCGGCCTACGTCCAAACCACCACGCCTCTAGGCGTTTCTGTAACTCTTCAGGAAGTGACGCAAGCGTCTCTCTGCGCTCGTAAGGGAAAGCACGAGGCGTAAGTGTAGCCTGGTCACTAGGCTTTTCCTCGCTGTCAATCGCCTTCTGTATCTTCTTTCGCCTTTGTTTCTTGTCCCCGTCTATCTGTATTTCTTTTCCTGGCACTAGCTTCTCTCTTTATATTGTTATGGTGTCTCAAAATAAGACACTCTCTTGTGATTACTCAAATGTCTTCGAGTCGCTAAAAACATATTTTGGGAAGTCGCCCGGAACTCGACTCACAATACTCTCGTGTTCCATAGAGGTAACAATAAGCCTCACCGCCTGGACACTACTTCCTATTCTCTCTGCGAGTTCCTTTATCGACAGCGGATCGCTTGTTCCCAAGAAAGCCTCCATCAAGCCGATCCTCACGTCGTGAAGAGCGCTGCCGTTGACCGCATCACATGACCATCTACCCCGTGACTCGTCCCACACAAGCCCATACTTCTTGTCTGATATGTCTCGCCCCGTAACCTGAAGCACGGCCTTCATCTCTGAGCGATCCTTCCTTGAGAATAGCCATATTGTGTCGGCCGCTCCCGTGATGCCCGCTGACCCGGAAACCCTATCCAAGTCGTCGCCTCCCTTATCGTCGCCGCTTCCGCTCTTGCGCTCGTGATGGACCAGGATTATCGCCATGTCTCTTTTGCCTGAGAGC